ATAGCAGTTAACTGGTCAGCAATATTAAATCTAAACAATAAAGTATTAGCTAAATTAGCTGGAGTAATAGTCCCAGAATTAATAATAACAGGTCTCTGAAGAAAAGAGGTTAAAGTTTGATTAGTGAAACCAGTGTTAGCAGAATTGGAAGTATCAACAGAATGTTCATATTTAACAACGGGTCTGTGAACATTAACAGACTCATCAGCAAGGAAGGTGGTAATACCTCCAGACTCTATAGGTTGAGTCAAAACCTCTTGATTTGAATTACTAGCAGATCAATTATTCGAATTTATAGAATGACCTAGTTCTATAATTCTAGTTGGTGGTCTTGGAAATGGTGATTACCCCGCCTTCCATGATCAGTAAGAGTAAAAACTCACGGCGAATTGTCTCATGACAGCATCATTGCTTAAAACCAACACTTTATTCCACAATAAAGATCACATCATAAGATTAACAATTATCAAAATTCTCACGATCAACTTGCATAGCAAGACAATCTGTGAAGTCGGTATGTTTAGGAACATAATTAAGTTTCTTTCTTGCAGCTCCAATAATCTTAGGAGCCCAAGTAAAATACGTATCTGGACCATGAGCACTAAGTTCGTACAAAGCATTTTGCACATTATCTTTCACAAAATCAAAATTAACGTCTTGTTTCTTAGTCCATTGGCACATTTCCAGAATAACTTTAAGCTCAAGAGGTGCCACATAACGTGAAACAGATTTTTCATATCTAAAGGCCCGCTTTAAAAATGAGACCTGACTTATATTTCTAAAATTGGGTACAACTTGATCATCCTTGGTCTCCATAGTATACTTAAACCCAAAGGCGTTAAATGATTCAGTTAACTCATTCTGATTAACATAGTCCATAATAGGTTCACCCACTGAAAGGATATTATCATCCCCAAAACAAGCTATATATACATGATTCTCAAACAGTTCCAAGAATCTATTAGTTTCAGATATATCCAAATTAGGATATATATTAGCCCCATGTGTTATCCTAGCATAAGACAACACAGAAGCATATCTTAATATAATATTATTACATACAGAATTCAATATAGTGGTAAGGA